AATGAAGTTGCATCTGCTAACACCGCATTAACGAAAAGATATTATAACTACATGCAAGATGATCTTTTATCTGTTGAAGTTACTAAACCATACTATTTTTATGCGTATGGATGGGAAAGATCCACGCATCTTGGTTCTTTACATGCAGATGGTACTTTTTCGACGACTGGCACGGCGTTATTGCTCAATAAAATAAATTTAGCAGATTACCCCGATATCACATTTAAGTTTGCATTGCGCCACCTTGTAAATGGTTCGCCTGTTGAGGTTCCATTAGATGATGCTGTTAAGTTCAAGTTCACCTTTAGGAATAACGCTTACCTTTCACGCAGAAGAATTTCGGTTATTGGTGACAGCATATCAAGTTTTACTGGGTACACTACAGCAGGCTCCCCGAACGCATATTATCCACTTGAAGTCGCAAGAGTTTATTACGTCCAAAACATGTACTGGAAATGTCTTGCAGACAGAAACGGCATGGTCATTGACACTATAGACGCTTATCCCGGGTCGACTGTAGCAGATAAATGGCAAAATGAACCCAGAGTACCGTTTTACGATGATTCGAGAATTAATAGTTTGGGTACTCCTGACGTGATAATTGTTGAAGGCGGTATAAACGATTTCGGCGGAAATCCGCTTGGTGATTATCCAGCTATCGGAGACTATTCCAAAACCTACGAATTTCGTACTGCCTATTCGCTCTTGCTTAACAAGCTCAAAACTAAATATACTTCCGCAACTATTATTTGCTTGTCAATGACAACCCCACGCACGTATAACAACACCATATTTCCCGAAAAGCAGACGGAAGTCAAGCAGGCATTAGCAACAGACACTACCCCACATACATTTGCCGAATTTAACGAGTCTATTGAGCATATTGCAAAACAATATCAATGTGCATACTGTGACATTACTGACTTGTTAGATTATTACTTAAACCCCACATCGGCACTTGGGCCGCATTGGTTTTTCAACCTTCATTTGGAAGTGGCATACAGAATTGAGCAATTGTTGAAACGCATATGCGCTTAAAGGACACTTTAAGCTAAGATCCGGGCATGAAAAAAGCAGGGCGTTTATTCGCCCTGCTCGTCCGGTGAGTACGCGATCAGGTCCCCCGGCTGGCACTCCAGCAGGCGGCAAAGCACATTGATCGTCGTGGTAGTGATCGGCTTCCCCGCGCGAAGCTGCATGATAACACCGTTTGAAAGCACCCGCTCTTTTTGCAGCCGATAGGTGGACCACCCCGCAGCAGCGAGACGGCCCAGGATGTCATTGTACACGATCATAACACCACCTCCTTCCTCGACATTGTACAGGTGTTTGCGGCTCCTGTCAAGATTATAAAAAATCTACATTCCCTCTTGACATATAGATTAAAGATAATCTATAATAGTTACGAGGTGGTTACAATGTCGATTGAAGCGAAGCAGCTCCTTATACGGGAAATTGAGGGTACACTCTCTGACAAGCTGACGGCGGACACATTGAGAACGGTCATGGCTGAGATCGAGACCGGCATGATGGAATACACAGTTGACAGAGACCCGACGTATTGGAAGCAGAACGCATTTGACGAGCTTCTGGAAACATTTCTGGAGGCGAAGAAGATCGAGGGCCGTTCTGAGAAGACCGTAGAGAGGTACAAATACATCCTCGGACGGCTGCGCGACGAAACAGGAATTCCCATTGACAGAATGACCGTGTTCACAATGCGGTCATGGCTGTCGAAAGAACAGGCACGCGGCATTGGAGATAAAACGCTGGAAGGTTATCGCTGTGTGTTCTCCAGCTTCTTTGGCTGGCTGCACAAAGAGGGATTGTTGCCAGGTAATCCGTGCGCAAACCTTGGCCCTATCAAGTGCAGGAAGCAAGTCAAGGTCCCTTATTCGGAGATCGACATAGAGGTCCTGAAAGAAGCTTGCGATAATAGCAGAGACAAGGCTATGATCTCCTTCCTACTTTCCACCGGCTGCCGGATCAGCGAGGTATGCGGCCTGAACCGCGACAGCGTGGATCTGAAGAATCTCGAATGCACCGTGCTCGGCAAGGGCGACAAGGAAAGGACCGTCTTCTTTGACGATGTGACGGCCATGCTCCTGAATCGCTATTTCTCCGAGAGGAAAGACAACTCCACGGCGCTGTTCGCCGGTAAAGGCACTGACAGAATGACGCCTGGCGGCGTCCGCGCAAAGCTCAAGACTATTGCGCAGCGTGCGCATGTTGAGAACGTGCATCCGCACCGATTCCGCCGGACACTGGCAACAACGCTGATTGACAGAGGCATGGACATCCAAGAGGTAGCGGCACTTTTGGGCCATGAAAAATTAGATACCACCCTTAAGTATGTATACATCAACAAGGTGAACGTCAAGAACGCCTACAAGAAGTACGTCTGAGAAAGTGAGGTAAACCATGGACGACGATGATGAAAAATCGTATTCCGGATTGCTTACGGAGGATGAGTAATGCACTACGAATGGGAGTGGTTCAGTGATCTGGCCATAATCCCGGCATGGGAGCTTTTCCTAACCGGGATTATTTGCGGCATGGTCGTGACACTGATAATCATCTGCATCGACAGACACAGAACAGGAGGATTCCATACCATGAAAGGGATTGATATTTCCCATTATCAGAACGGCCTGCGCATGGAGCAGGTCAAGGCGAGCGGGAACGACTTCGCCATTATCAAGCTCACCGAGGGAACATACCTTATCGACGCTTCCGCCTTCACCTTCTACTCCGAAGCGTATCAGATGAAGTTCCCGGTCGGCTGCTACTGCTATTCCCACGCCATGAACGCGCAGCAGGCCATGGCCGAGGCTACTTTCCTCGCGGACGCGATCAACGGTTTTCCCATGCCCTGCGGCATCTACCTCGACATTGAGGAAGCGGAACAGCTTGCGCTTTCCCATGACGAGCTGTTGAACATCATCCGCGGCTGGTGTGCCGGCATCGGCGGGCGCGGCTACATCCCCGGCATCTACAGCTCCGCCGGCACGTTATGGGCGAAGGTCAGCCCGAACGAAGTGCCGGACGGCTGCCTCGTGTGGATTGCGAAGTGGAGCGACCATCAGCCGGACACGCCCTGCGACCTCTGGCAGAACAGCGACAGCGGACGTGTGGAGGGCTACGACGGCCCGGTTGATACCGATGTTGCGCGGAGTGACCGGTTCCGCGCCCTCGTAAATCTGGGCTACCCCGCCCGGAAAGAAGAGCCTGCCGCCCCGGACGCCTGCCCCATCGACGATGATTGCGGGAAGGATGAAGAACCGGAGGTCTCCGGCGCCTTCATGCTGCTCTCCGAGTACATGCGCACTGAGGAATTCCAGAAGGGCTTTCTCGCGTTTGTGAAGTCAAAGGAGGGCACGTGATATGAGTGAAGCGTGGATCGGTGTAATTGGCTCGGTTATCGTGGCTGCGCTGTCTCTGATCGGCGTCATCATATCGAACAAGGCAAACACCCGCGACATGCTGGCACAGATCAAGTCTCACTCGGATGCGTCAGACGCAAAGCTGGAGAAGGCGCAAGCAGTCACCGACACCAAGATTCAGATGCTCACCGACGAGGTACGCAAGCACAACAACTTTGCGGAGAAGATTCCCGTACTGGAAGAAAAGATTGCTGTAGCAAACCACAGAATTTCAGATTTGGAACATCAGAAAGGAGCATAACATGAAAAGCTACATTTACCAGATCATTCTTATGATCGTTATCGCCTTCGGCGGCTGGCTCGGTGTGCAGGTGAAGAACCTGTACAAGAAGTACGTCACCACGGAGATCAAGCAGGCCGTGTGCCGGACCGCCGTCCGCTTCGTGGAGCAGGTGTACACCGACCTGCACGGGCGGGAGAAGCTGCACAAGGCTATGGAACGCGCCTCGCAGATCCTCGCCACCTATGACATACATATTTCAGAAAACGAGCTTGAGGCCATGCTCGAAGCGGCGGTCAATGAATTTAATAAATCTTTCCAGAAGACCGACCCGGAGGTAAAGGCAAAGGACGAGCTGGAGAAATCTTTCATTCCTACCTTACCGGAGCTGTGACTCTCAATGGCTGCCATTGAAATTGCCATTGAAAAACATAACGGAGTATAACAAAATGGTACATTATGTACTTGACCGGCAATGAGGCAGCATAACCAAAAA